TGCTGGTTTCTACTAAATTTTGTGTTCCGACAGTAACTATGTCATTTATACGAAAAAATTGTTTTGTGGTATCTACTGTAGTAGCAGTAAGTGTTACTACTTCCGAAATTTCTAGATAATCTGCATCAAGACCTTTAATTAATATTTGAGCACCAGCATCAGCAGCATCATCACTTGCTACTCTCATAACTTGAGCAGTAGTTGGGAACACATAATCCGTATCGTTAGATTTTTCCCAAACTGCTCTAAAAGTAGTTGTCTGAGCATCATTTTGTCCGAAAATATTTCTTACTTCTGCTCCTCTTGCCTTACCGCGAGCAACATCAAGTTTAAACTCTTCACCCCATAAAAAATCTTTTGCCATCAATCACTCCAACTCAATCTTTCGGGTTGATACCTTTGTGTATTTTTAATCTTTACAGAACTTCCTTCATTTGCTGGATAAATCTGATGAACGATAGCACCAGGATATTCACCTTGAAGTTGTTCTGCAAGTTCGTTCTTATTCATCATCGAACCTTCAACTTCTAAACGATATATCTTACCTTCCCAAACGACATCAGCAAAGAATGACTCCGATGCCTGTTCTGGTTGGGAACCTCCTACATTGAGAGTTCCATTAAAATCACCGTTGATGGTGATACTTTCTGAGAGAAATTGTTGAAAACTTTTCATATCAGCAGTTCCAAGCTCTAAGGGACTTATTGATTCTGCTATCTGGGTCGTTAGCAGTTTTGGAAGAAGTAAGTTTCTTCTTCATACCTTTCATTCTCGCACAAAAACTTTTTCTACGAGGGTTCCCAACTTTTTTTGAAGGTGCCTTAAGATCGCTTCCTGGGTTTTCGCGTTCATACGACTTTCTACCTTTTTCATTTAATCCTCCTGATTCACTTTTGCCTGCTTTCTTAGTCCAAGCAGCTCCTTCTGTCTGAAGTAGTGGTTGACCTGGTTGATAATCAGAAATATCGTAACTTCTTACTTTTCCACCAGGATAAACCTTTTCAATTTGTGCTTGTACTTCTGCTCTACTTGGTTTAACAACAGACGGGAAGAACATTTGAATAATATACAGTTTACCTCTAAATGTAAGGAAGACTCTTACAATCTGACCCGTTTTTCTTGGAATTGTGGTTGCTTCGCTCATTGGTTTTACATAGTTTTTATCTGGTCCAATCTTTCCACCATTTCCACCTTTAGGTGATGCATCACAAGGAGATTTACCGTGAATAGGGCAATCTTTTCCTAATCCAGTATGATTACATACTACTTCTTCTTTTTTAACACAGTTTGGATATCTCTTTCCAAACATTGTTTTCATACCTTTCTTTTCATATCCCTTCCAACAATTTTCGCCAAGAAGTTTGGAACCAAGACCTTCAGTTGGTTTTAGTGGGTCTGGAGTAATCAAATCTACAGTTTCATAATCAGTTGGTTTGAATTCGTCTCTCCAGTTAGAATATTCAAAACCTTCTTTCTTAGTTTTATTCCCCCAGTTCTTTGCGCCAACTTTACGACACTTGACTAGTGCTCCAGATGCATATGCAGAGGGCCATACAGAATAACGAGACTTGACCTTGTGGTAACAAGCGTCTTTCTCACCTTCTGTAATATCAATTTCGTCACCAACCTCTACATTATTTTCAGAAAACCATCCACGATTTACTTCTAAAGCACAAACAATCGCTCCTTCAGATGCTACAGGATTTTCATCATTTGGTTCTAATTGTTTGATACTTTCAATAATTCCATCCTCTCTAATGAAAGCAATGTCTAGAGGAATTTTTGTCTCTTTCATATGGAAAGATTGCTCTGCAATTTCATCAAAGATAAAGAGCATCCCACTATTTCTATCCAAACTTTCTCTAAACATCAGTCCAAGATTGAAATCCCTAATATTAGATGGAATCTCAACTTGTAATGGTAGAGTTACAAACTCTTCATTGGTTACATAATCTGCTGCAGTATCAATGTAATCAGCTGCTTTTGTGATCTTAGATTGAACCCAAGCTTCAAGGTTCCCTTCCCCTTTCTTGCCCATTTTCTTCTCTAATCTCTTAGCGGCATTTTTCACAGTTTTGAGTTCAGAACGTGCCATGGAATATTCATGATCTTTTTTAGTTTCTTCAGTAGCCACGTTGATTGCTTTCCCTTTTCTATCTGGATTTGGATCTTGACGATTCTTTCTACGAAATGCTGCCTCTTCTTCATCCTTATCTAAGTTTCTCTTCATCTTTGAAGAACCACACTTAGGTTTGGTTGTTTGTCCTGGTTGTTTGGCACAGGGTTTTCCTGCATATTTGCCGCCCAGTTGAACCCAACCAGGTTTACCATCACTTGACTTACTTTTACTAAACCAGTCACGCAGAGAAGAATCTCCACTCTTATTTGCTTCATCAATAGTCGCACCATTTTCTTTACGAAGCATACCCTCAGGATCTACCATAAACCCTTTAGGAATGGGTTTACACTCTTTATTAGTGTAGCAATAATATTGTCCTGCAGGACAGCGACCATTTTTACCCATTAAACTGGTTTTTTAATAATACCTTTTTATATTTATATTCAACTATTGTCTTCTTTCATTCCTTTAAGCATTTTTGCCAAATCTGCAGTAGATCCGACAAATAATGCATTATTTACAGTAGAAGGTCCTTTAGATTGCTTCTCTTCCTCAACATCTTTAAGTTTCTTTTGAAGATCCATTAATTTGTCAGTTGCATCAGCAACATTTTTAATTAACTGACCCGCAACTTCATATGCTCTAGGCATCTCACTCTCTTGAGCAAGTTCAAGAATTCCGTTGATTGCTTCTTGTCCTTTTTCAATTATACTGTAAAGATTTCCTCGTGTGTAATCATAATCTTTTTTAACATCATCCGTTGAATTCTTTATTTTCTCAATTTTTTTCTCAACAACATCTGGTTGAATGATGTCATTAGATACATTGAATTCATCGTTTAAGTTTTCAAATTTGCTATTCATAATCAGATATATCCACCGTCGAAACCAAAGTTATCGCCTTCTTCAATGAGAGCACTGTCTGCTCCAATAGTTCCAATACTTGTGGTTGTAGTGGTGTAGTCAATACCTTTGACCTCAGAACCACCAACATGTTTAGTAGCAGCAGTATTATCTCTTCCTCTGTCTACGGTCAGTTTATTTCCAGTCTTTGATCTCACATATAATTCTTCATCACCAATAAAGATATATTTGTCTGCTAAGATACCAGTAGCATCCGCAACTTCAATAGTTTTTGCTGTTGCTGTGATGTCTGATGCCAATGTAGTAACAACATTATCTGTATAAGACTTAAGTGCTCTTGCAGTAGCAGAATAAGTAAGTTCTCTTCTGGTATTTGTCGTGTCTGTTCCAGTAACGTAACTGACAGTAGACCTCTTGATGATATCCTTGGATGCAGAGGATGTAGGTCCAAAAAGGTATGTTTTTGCAGTAAATCTTAAAGTGTAATATAAAACTCTTCTGGTAGTAAAATCACCTTCATAATCATCCTGCATTGTGATATTTTCTAACACAATAGGAATATCTCTTTTCTCCCTAATTTCATCGACTAATTCAATAGAAAGATTGTACGAGGGTTGAAAATATGGTAAAATCTGTTCTACAATTTGAAGTGCATCATCGTTTAGTTTAGTGTAAACACTTAACTCAAATTGCATATTATATGGAACTGGCATGTAAGTTTTGCGAGTTTCAGTTCCATCATTTTTGTCTTTTGCAATAAATGACTGAGTTGTAGTTACTTTTCTGCCAGGATCATAGGTGAGTCCAGTAAACTCAAAAGACATTCTTGGCAATGTAATTGCCATAGGTTTATTGAGATCTGGCGATTGTTCAATTCTAGCTAAAAACTTTTGAGTCGGTCCATATGCTAAAGGCACTCTTACAACAGAACCTTCCTGTTGGATCTCCATTGAATTAAACAGAGTTCCAAAACCAATAATGGTTTTTCTCAAAATTTCGTTGTAAAAGTATTCAAACATGATTAAACTTTAAACTATTACCTGCAGTAGAACTATTTAGGGTATTCCAAATGGATTCTGTTCACTAAAGTCTAATATCGCATCTGCAGCAGTCTCAATATCAAAGTTATCTGCATATGGATCATTGTCAATAGTTTTATCTATGACTCTCAGGACTCTAGTAGCACCTGAAGTTGATC